CAAAAAGTAAATCCAATTCTTTATTGTCTCTAACAGATACAAGTTGCTTAATAGGACCCCAGTTAGTTTGCATCCAACTACAGCCATAGAAGTTTCCCTGCTCTTCTTGTACTTGTTTTACTTCTGTCGAAAATTTTATTTTTCCTAGATTTATCATTTGATTTCTTTTAAAAAGTTTTTATTACTTTTATTTATAAAAAACTCTTGACATTTGATTAATTATACTGTATACTTATACTAGAGTTGATTGATTAATACTTGAGGGTTCAGAATGAGATTTTTAATTAAAGTATCAGTTTTAAGCATGATAGTTTTTGGAGCTATAACATATATATCAGATAGAGTTGGAAATGGAAATACAGCTTTAAAGATGATTAAGAATTTTAATATTGAGAATGTTAATTAATTTGGAGGCAATATGAAATTTAAGAAAAATGATATTGTGAAAGGAGTCCGTGTATATATATTTGAAAGAGAGATTATAGGAGAACATGTTGTTGTTGGATATAATGATGATGGATACTGTATAATTATACGAATTTTTTCAGATGGAAGATTCTGTGGAAGCCCTGAATATATTACGGATGAGCAATTGACAAAAGTAGGTGAGAGAGTAGAGAAAAAATCTTTCTGGAGAAAAACTTATAAACTGGATTATGACGTTTTTTAATAAATCGTTTCTAAGCGTCAAAACTATTCTACCCGACACTTACTATTCATTTTATGTTTTTATTCAATAGATAAAGAACTAGACCGATCAGAATTGATTTAAACGAGCATTCCTCTTTCACTTTCAGATATAAATCCATGATAAGGATCACTGGTATCAGAAATTATTACTGGTTCATCGCTGACATCCATTTGCCTAACTTTTTTCATATACTGCACTTTGTCTTCAATATGTTGTTTATATAGTTCTTTATCCGAGTACAAATAGCACAATAAGTTCATTGAAGTAACTAAATCATCATGCTCTCCGTTATCAGCTTGATACTTGTTTCGTATTTTTATGAAAGTATTTAATTCGTGTATAGTGTGATAGTCAACAACTTCTATAAAATTATTATCAAACATGTCTTGCATCTGTTTAAGACCTTTGTTTCGTTTTGATTGTTCCATCTTCAGTCCGCATCTTCCATCGTTATGAAAATAAACATTATCGTAATCACAATTTTTTATTAGATTTCTAGGTATTTCTGGGAAAACGTTTATTTCTGATATTTCAAAAGCATCATTATATAATCTACATATTTCATTTAATACATATGGGGCGTCTTCATCTCCAATTGTATTGTTATATACTGTTGCTACTTGTTTTAATCTATGTTTATCTGTAACATCAAATACATGGATTGCTGAATAATCCCAATCGTCGCCCAGTCCTTCCGATGGATCGTGTGTAACAAAATAGTTATGACCTTCTTGAGGAAGTGTGTATATATTCAATACTTCTTCGAATTTAAATAAGTCTCTTACTTCAATTGGATCCATTGAAACTAGTTTTTCAAGAGTACCACCTTTTATTAGTGTAGCAGAAGAACCTTCAAAGGCACATAGATATTCTCCTCTCCACGCCCGTTCACCAAGAGTACTTATTATTGTATTTTTAAAATCTTCTCCTCTATCAGGATGTCGAGTCCACTCATAAAATAAATGCTTGAATTCTGATATTCTATTCTTAGCTTCTGTGTACATCTTCCAGAAATAGTTTCTGCCTTGTGGAGTAGATGTTATAATCATTTTAGTATCTTTACCAGCAGTGATAGATGGTAAAGCTGATTTCATGAATCCAGAAACAATATTTTCATCGATAAACGCGAGCTCATCAACATATACTATACTGTTTACAGATCCACGGCCAGATTTCTTTGTTGTAGCTCTTGCTGATATTTTAGATCCATTAGCAAGTGAGATTGTTTTCTCATTCCATGCTTTTATTCCCTCTTGTAGCCATACAGGAAGATGCTCAATCATTGTTTTTATTTCTTCTATGATTTCTTTTGCTTTATCTTCTACATTAGCAAGTACCAGTATTCTAAAGTTATCTTTAAAAAGAAGATACCAAAGGAAGCACATTGATACAGTTGAAGTTTTACCCATCTGCCTTGCCATCATTGTAATGAGGAATCTCTCGTTTAATATATTTTCAACAAAATCTTCTTGATAGTCTCTAAGTGTTACTTGAATAATATCGCCATCAGCGGTTCTTATATGTACATAGTGGTTTATAAAGTACTTTGGATCTTTCATGCATTTCTGAACTTCTTCCATACGATAATGACCTTCTTCTGTATCATGAAAAAACTCTGATACATCTACGCCCGCTTTGAGTACGCCAGTCATTCCATTATACCACGTTGAATCACACTCTAGTATAGATTTGTTTTGTTTCTTCTTTTTAGTTTTACGTTTAGCCATTATATTTCCTCCACATACTGTTATTTATAATATATGTTGACAAATAATATTAAATCGTGTATACTTATAGTAGATCATTGATTAAAGGAGGTTGTTATCAATATCAAGAAAGAAAATAATATTAAATCGTGTATACTTATAGTAGATCATTGATTAAAGGAGGTTGTTATCAATATCAAGAAAGAAAATAATATCTATGTGATTGAATCACTGGATCTGGGAAACGAATACCTGTATTCATTCAAAGGAAAGTGGATTATTGATACTAAGCATTCAGTTCAAAGAAAAGTTGAGAGAAACGAATTGGAAGAGAGAGAAATTGAGCTTCTTTTCAAAAGATCAATAAAAGAGTTGATAAAGAGAGGCAGAAGTTATACAGAAAAAGACGGTCTTTATTTGTTTTATTCAAAATCACTTGACCAGGCAATGATTATAGACTATAGAGAAGATAAGAAAGGCAAGTCTAAAGGAAGACACTTGATAATGATTTCTTATCTACCTAAAGGAAGATCTAAACCAAGACCAGGAACAGAAAAAATTGTTGTTGAGAGACATGAAGAATCATGCTATATAGATAATCAAGAATTTGTTGATTATTTTAATAATTTGACTATAGTTGAACATGAAGAAGTAGAATTAGTTGAAGGAACAATTGAAGGAAACTATAAGGTAAAGATTAAAGATTCTAATGAAGATATAATTGAGCTGGAAGTCTATTATTGTGAAAGTAAGATGTGGCATTTAATCAGTCACGAATTAATGGAAATAGATTAGAGGTATAATCGTTAATGATTATTGGAAAGAAATTGAAATAACTGCTTCAATTTTGAATGTAAAAAAGAATTACAAGGAGAAATAAAAATGATTTGGATTATTGCTATATCTAGTTTAATATTAATATTATTACTTAAATATTTGGAAAAAGAAATACCCGACACATTGTTTTCTACTGGAGTCGTTTTGTTATATGTCGGGATTTCTTTTCTTGTTGTGAGTTTCTTAGTTGAATTTATGAAATTTGGATAGATTATCTAATTATACCACCAGTAGCAGTATTTTCATCGCTGGTACTTCCTTTTGGTTGTGTGGCATCTCCTTTTGCTATCAAAAAACGATCTTTTAACATTCTTTTAATGAAATCTTTTTGATATTCACGTAATTTTATATTAATAATACCTTTGTCTGATACTTTAACTTTTACATATTTTTCAATAAAATAAATGGGATCACATGCACATTTTTCAATTTCAGCTTCCTGTGCTTCAGATAAATCAATTCGTACATTTGATCTTTTGACACCAATAATGCCATTATACCATATAGACTTTGTTTTTTTATTCTTTTTATTTTTTTTATTCTTTTTCTTTTTAATTCGGCCAAACATATTTTACCCATTTATTACAATTTATTATAAAATTATTTATCAAAAAAACATTGACATATTATCGAAATTTTGATATATTATAATTATTGAATTGTTTAAGGAGAATTATTTATGAAAAATATTGAAGAATTAAAATTGGAAGATGAAAAAAAATTAAGAGAAACTATAAAAGAATGTATTGTTCTTTTATTTCAAACATTTTTCTTATTTTCGATTATGTTATTACTGTTCCTGTATTTGATATAATCATTCCGCCTGTATCAACTGTTGTCGATGAAGTTGTCAGAGGACTGGATACAGCATCCACACCCTTTGCAATTTTTGATCCTGAGTGTGATTCAAAATCCGTCCCATTCGCATCAACAGCGTATGTATTTGAATATGAATAGACATTTGAATTATTTGCTGCTGAAATAGCACAAACATTTTCCTCTATAGTACATGATGCTATTTCCACTTTTGGACATCCAGACAAATAAATTCCATTACTAGTCGATTTATCAATGAACATGTGATATACATAAACATCTGAACAATCTAAACACTGAATTCCATTATCATTCGCTTCTCTGACGCCAATTTCTGATATTTCTAATTTACACAATATTCTATCAAAAATAAGTCCATAATCATCTACATGAGTTGTTGCTGCTGTTGCTCCTATCACTTGTAATGTTCCTGCACCATAGACAGATCCAATTGTTATGTCTGAGGCTTGTGTGAAAGTCGCAGCCGCTAATTCAAGTCTGAATATTGTTCCTGCTGGTATTTCTCTACCATATGCATTAAATATTTTTGAAACTTCAGCTTGTGTAAAATCAGCAGATGTGGATATAGATTTTGTTATGGTGAACGTTGGTGTTGCGCCATATGGTATTGATTGATTTCTTCCGAGTAGACCAATAATATCTCCACCACTAGAAATATCAGAAAATATACCAGCAGATGAATAAGGTTGGTCTTCATGGCCAATTAACACTCTTCCACCGTTATCAACATCAAAAACTAATGCTGTAATAGCAGCATCATCTGGTTGACTCCATGCTCCGGAAATAACAGTTGAATTCCAATTGACAGACATAAAAATACTATGTGCAGATGTATCTTTAGCTATAACGGGCGTTGACTGTACAGTTAGATTTGAATTATCTATCTCGATCGTATTTGGATCATCATTTGACACGAATTTTCCACCATTTAAATATACACGTTCACTATTACTAATGCTCAATGATAAAGATCCAGAAGTATTAAACCACACATCATCGATATAAACAGCACACTTACAATTTTGTATGCTAATACTTTTAATTGTTGATGTTGCCCCATTTCCATTTATCTCGATTGTACCCAATCCATAAAACCCATCTATTACAAGATCTTTTCCGACCGATGTGGTACCCGAAAAATCTATATTGAAAGTCATTCCTTCTGGAATTTCCGGTCCAAAGTTTTTGAGTATTTGTTGTGAGTTATCGAACTTGGCAGTGGTATCTAATACAAAAGTGATATCTGTATCGCTTCTTCCACTTCCGAGTATACCAATTATCTGACCACCTTCGCTTATCAATTGATAATTTGATCCGGCAGTCATTGGCTGATTTTCATCTATTATTTTGATGGTGGAGCTCTCTGATATAAAAACCTCATTAGTAATAGTATTAGTTGCTGTCCAATTCTCAGAATCTATTGCTGAATTGTTAGAAGCTTTCATTCCATTTAATACAGATGTTCCTATTGTATTACCAGTAAAATTGATGTATGAATTGTTAGAAGCATGGCAAATGTAATCACAATTTTTAAAAGTGTTTGTACTTGCATATATATTTCGAGAATTATCAACATTCAAACAATAGCCTACTGAACCATCACTCAATTGTGAAAAATCTTGAATTGTCACTACACAATTACAATCGGTTATAAATATTCCTTGTGCTTCTGTTGTTAGTCCTGCACCGTCGATATAAATACCTCCCACACCACTAAATCCACTTATTACTAGTGAATTCGTATCAAATCCGGTTGATGATGCATTAAGTACTATTTCTATATTATGATTGAGTGTTTTTGGTAATGCATTAATATATGCTTGTGCTTCTGTGAAAGTTGGTCCTGTTAGCAACTCCGCTGAGTATGTTTGAACAACTCCACAATTTGCTGCATCAGTAGCAACAGTACCATCAGCAAGATTTTCTATCTTATTATCATCCCAATCAATATCAGTTGTTGGAGAATTTGTTCCAGCAATTGCTAAATGAGTAGTTGAGTGAGAAGTGGCATCGAAATTATGTTCATTGATTTCTATTATCTGAGTATTAATAAAAGAAATGTCATCAGGAAATCCACTAGTATATCTTAAATTGATTCTCATATTGATTTGAGTACCAGAAATATATTCGTGTGTCAGTATAGTAGAATCTGTTAGACTAGTTGATACAGTGGTGACAGTAGTTGTTTCTGTGAGATATTGGCCGTCAGCAACAGTAATATTTGCTGTAGCAGTATCAACAGCTTCTACCTGAAAAGGACCACCTGTAACTGTACCAACATATAGATATTTATTTGGCACATCTTTATTAGTAATAACAGCACTAGCACCAGAAGTATCTCCAGTAATAGTATCACCAACAGCATAAGAGGTAACAGCGTCTAGGGTCAGTCTAACTGTTCCCGTAGCAACATCATCAATTGAATCAGCGGCAGCAAAATCATTAGTGTCTTGCATATCTATAGATAGAGTGTTGGTTGATTTTCCCATAACCTCGCCTACAGCACCATTACCATTATTGATAATAAATTCTCCAACTGAAATAGCTGAAGCATCTACAACGAGAATATCTAATAGTTCAGAGTAGGAAAAACATCCAGTGTAGAAGACTTTTTCTATTGAATCTACTGGATCCGTTACTGTTATGAATATTGTCTTGAGATTTACATCCTGAACAAATGCATTTGAAGGCAATGAACAGAGTAAAGGAAGAACTGTAGCGTCGCCGGCAAATAATGAATCGTTATATGTAGTAGGACCATTGTTATAGAATGCTGAACTTCCAAAAGTTGTTTCTAGAGTTGCTGCGGTCATATCATCGAAAATTGATGATGAGTCGGTCAATACATCTAATGTTGAACTATACTCTGAGAAATAAAAGTTTGTGAATGGTAATGCTACAGTATTGGTCTTACAGTACAATGCTATCGCTTGACCTTTGTCAGTTATACAGCCGGTTCCTGATCTTTTCATTATATGAATCTCCTTTTTTATAATTTTATCTGATATTATTTATAAAAAAGATTGTGAAGAATTTATTTTTTATTTGATTTAAGGGATTGTAATAAATCGGACAAATCGTTGCTAATTCTACCCAAATCACCAACAAAACCAAAATTTCCAGAATCATCTAAAAACTCTTTCTCGTGGATATCAAGTAATTTACTCAATTCCTTTAATTTTTTTTGAATATCCTTTTTCATACTAGCATACTCTTTTTTGTGTCCTTTTGCTTCAGTTAAATTCCATTTACCGTTTTCTTTTGTTACTTTCATTTTTGTCTCCTTTTATTTAATTTATGTTTCACATTCTATTATATATTCTGTTACTTGAAAATTTTTATTTTCTATTTTTACATTTGTTGCTACATCGTTTATCTGTACTATATTATCAACAACAAAACCAGCTGGATGAAAATTATCTATCATAGACCTTGAAAATCTACCTGTACGAGTCAAATCAGAATTACTTGCTATTTGATATTCAAAAAGATATTTTCCTTTGTCTGCTGCTGTTATGGCTGTCCTATTAACTGTTAGGTCCGTGAAGACATCCCAAGTTGCTCCATTCCATTTTATCTGTTGATCTAAAGTGAATGATTGTCCTGTATTTGTCTTTGTAGCATCATTATCAGTAACCGACGTTTTTACAAGATACGACATTCCATTGACTACATCAGCAGTAGTAGGAAAATCTGATGCCACATAAATTGATCCGGAAAATACTAAATTGGTTAAAGAATAAGTTGGTATTTCACATAGTATAATTTGATCTTCTGGTATAGATGAAAAGTCTGGTGGCTGGGTGGTAAAATCATCATGGAAATAAACTCTGAAATCTATTTCTTTGGTGGATGATATGGAAATATACTCATCTATAAGTTTGACGAACATATTATATCCTCTCCATGAGTCTTTTAATCGGTACATCATGGTAGCATATTGCATTATTCTTTTTAATTTTTCTACTGATACATACAAATTGACTTCTCTAAAATCAACTGAACTAGCATAATCACTGAAAGCAGCATTGAAAAATTCTGTGTTTATTGTTGGTATACTATCAAAGTCAAAGAATTTAGAAAAACTTACAATGTTTTGATATAGTGAGTTTGTTTTCTTAACTGAGTCCGATTCATCTGTAAAATATGTTAGAGAATTTTCTTCTTCCATATATCCAAGTACTTCTTCAGCGAATTGGACAAACGTTGGATAGGCTGTTCTATTATACTCTGAGAAAAGAGTTTCTATATTTGGTTTTAGACTTTTATTGTAGGTTGTCATATTAGTTAGTTAATAGTTAATATACTATTATTTATATATTGATCTCAGTGGTAATATACTCTCTTTTAGGAACAATTCTAACAACTCTTATTGAACGTATATTTAAATCTTTGTTTAAAATAGTTCTCTCGAATCTCTCCTTGTCTATTCTACAAAATTCCACTCGGCAATCACATTCTGAGCAAAAATCATAAAAATTATCTACATTCTCTATCTCAACTACTATCAAATCACATTCCATATCTTTCGTTTGAAAATCTTCCATTGTATGATTACAATTGGGACACTTACAACTATAATTTACATAATCAAACATTCCCATAATTAACCTTCCCCCTTTAATCTCTACAACCTTTACATATAAACATATCTTGGTCTTTTACATATTTAACTGTACAGTCCACATGATGTTTCCCACATTTATCACATTTAATGAATATCATATTAGTCTCCTACAAAACTCTCTTCTCTTAGTGCTATATTATATAGATAGTTAAAATCTATATCTTCGTTGATATATAATATATTGACTCCGTCCACAACATCTTCTTTGCTAATATTTTCTTTAATTAAACTTCTCATCAAATTTATTATTCTTCTTTTCATAATAACCTCTTATTTAATAATCATACACTACAGTTTTTATTTCTTCTCTTAGTGTTAAGTGAATACGTTCTTGATTCATATTTTCATCGTCTATGAAAGGATTAAAATCTGCTAATTTGGATTCATTGTTCCATGTATATCCTTCTTTATGAAGTTCTTCTACAATTTTATCATACTCACTTCTGCTAATTGATGTATATTCTCTTTCGAACTTTTTCATAATAACCCCCAAAAATATTCAACGAACTTTCTAATATAATAATACACTATTTTTATAGATAAGTCAAGAGTTTTTATTGATTTTTTAAATGATTGATTTTATTAAGGATTAATTGGAATTTCTCTATAGTGTTTTATAATTATACATTTAATTTTTTAATGACTGGATTTTTCTTAATTATGTGCTCAAATTTTATATATGCTGATCCAATCTGAAATCCTTCCCCAGAAGATAAAAATTGAACTTCGGCTTTATGCTGCTTCATTAGCTTGATAAGCGTATCTTTAAATTTTAATAGTTTATCTTTAGATACATCAAATTCTTCCTGCTCTACTAATTCTTCTTGTTCAGCTTCTTCAATATTTTCTTGCTTAATAGCCCATTTTCCATTGTCTTCTTTTACTAGTTTTTTCATTTTATTTCCCTTTTGTTTATTCTATTACTAATTTAATATCTGCTACACCTTCGATTCCTACAATATTTTCTCTAAAAGCGTATATTCTATTTCCTGTTATAGAAATATTTTTAATGTATAGTTCTGTATAACTAGAATTGCTTGTAACATTTCCAGTTGTTTTGAATCTCATCAATCCCAAACTCTTGTTTATATCACCGGCAACTGTTCCATCAATAGACACAACGGTACCACTACTAGTTATATCAGCAACTTCTGTTCCATCCGCTGTTGTTAGTTTAGTATTCAAATCAGCGGCTATTGGAGTAAACAATCTAACGTATATATAATCATCATCGTCATTGTTCTTGAATTTATCTTTTACAGTGAATGAAATATTACTAACTTGATCGATCTCATCTAATGACACTAGATAGTCGTAAATGTCGTTAGTATTGAAAATCTGATTGAATTCTACATTATCATTAACAAAGTCTCTTATTTTTTGTTTTGTTGTTAATGAGCTTATTTCTGAGCTATATGCTGAGGCAGCTTTTACAGTTATTTCAGGTTTAAGTAAACAGAAATTCGGATTCATAAACTTTTGAAATATAGTAAGGATCTTTTTATTTGATAGAAAAGTCTCTATTTCTGTATCATTGGCAGTACTTCTAGCAAATTTGAATCCGTCGTTATAGTATGTTACATAAACCCATCCTTTGTCTTTTACATATTTACCGTCTTGTAGATCATTGTATGATACCATATCAATAACAAAATCATTTCCTGTATTCATTTCTTCCATTGTTGATTTCATTGCTGTTAGACACTGAGCAAGTGTAAAAGTTGTTCCTGCACCAATATTATCTGTAAGCATTTGTTCTATATCTATAAACTCTCTTCCGCCTGACCATGCATATATTCCGCCGTACTCAGTGAATTTAGCTTGTAGTACTGTATTATAGTCTTGTTCTGTTACAACTCTTCCTTGTGTTGTTAGAAACAATGGAGCCGCTGTTTTGATTGATGCTAGAGTTTGCATTGCCGCACCGTTATCAAAAATAGCTGAATCAGAATCAGTATCTATTTCTTCTAGCAAAAAAGTTTCTAATAGTCCAGCTGTACCAGTTGAAACAGTTGCTGTTGTTCCGTCTCCGCCTTCAGATTCAAGTACATACGCAGAATCAGTATCATTATATACCTTTATGGTTTCATACTTGGTATTATTAAAGGTTGATGAACCTGAAACAGTGTTAATATCTTCTCCTTCAGTAACAGCGAAGAATATTCTTAATGTTTCTCCGATTTCAAGTTCTCTTGATATTCTATCTATTCCCATAACAACAGTCAATCCATTTGTCTGATCGTAAGTCAAATTATATGATCTTTCATTCTCATCAAATAGTCCATCTCTAATGTTACTATATTCGTACCAGTTAGTATCCAGTTCTTTTACAAAAACTCTAATAGTATCTGCTACAACTTTATCATTATAAGAGTCTCCGGATCCGTCTCTTAGAAAATATGTGTTATCGAATCCTGATACAGCAACATATTCATTCACGTCCCACTCAGCTTGAAACATTGGAATAATAGCCTGAGCATATTTTATTCCACCAACTTCAATATGATCCATATTAAATGATGCTACATTTTGATTTAAGAATGCATTTGGATTAGCATCTTCATAATCAGTTGATTGCCATTTATCTCTGAAAGTGGGAATCATTTTATAGTCATCTGTATATAGGCCATTGTTTAAAGTCAATGTATAACTATCAGTAGAACTATTGGCTGTAGCAGTTGAATTCAAATTGTATCTTATCTTCATGTATTTCTTTGCTGGTTTTCTCATAAAAGGAAGATAATTGAAATTTGACATTAATGTATATACCGTTTCATCTAGTAAAGCTGTATTCATGAATATTTCTGATACGCTTCTATTCATTTGATATGATAGGTACTGAATTATTGATGAACCGAAATCCAACATACCGGATAGCCCTGAAGTCTCGAAATTATAGTTCTCGAAAGGTGAACCAGATGTGTTTAGATACTCCTTTAATGATTTTCTTACTTTGGTGAAATCACTTTCGTTTATTTTAATGACCATGATTATCCTCTAAATATTTAATACTAGACTTATTTATTAATTATCCTATCATACTTGTTTTATTTGTAACTGTTCTGACAACATCATCATTATTACTAATCATGAAATTTATAGTAGCGTCTTTATCGGCTAATTTTTTCAATTCATCTGTTTTTTTGTATGCATCCGGTAATTTGTCTTGATTTTTATATGCTTCTTTTTCCCATGGAATTTCTTTGTACTTTTTGAAGTTTTTAACACTCTGAAGTTTTTCATAGTCTTTAACTGGAAATAATTCTTTTTTCCATATAATATTTTTCATATCGTCAGTGAAAGATAAAAATCCTTTATATATTTGAATTGCGTGAGTCAATTCATGTGCTATTGATTCATATATACTGTCCAAAGATGAGTCGGCAATTACAAGTTCATACTTATTTTCGTTAATTGCTTTTACCATATCAATATATCCAATCATATTTCCTTTTAGACGTTTCTTTGTTGTTACTTTCAAATCAAATGAAACATTATTTTTCTTAAATATAAAATTAATATATGATTCAATAATCATCTGCATCCATTTTTTTGTTAATTTATTGAAAGATATTTTTTCTTTCAATAAATATATTCCATTTTCTTTTATTATTTTTCTCATTGATACTATCCTATTATAATACTAGACTTATTTATTAATTCTTTTACTATCCAGTTCTTTAATGATTTCATCTTTCATATACCTAAAAGTATCTTGCTCAGTATTCTTTCTGAACTCCTGCCTGTACCTATATGATTTGCCGTTTATAGTATAGTTCATTTCATGTATTTCTGTATTATCTCTTGATCCAGGAGATATTTCAGTAATTATATCTCTTACATTATATCTTCTAAGTTTAAAATGATTTATTTCATCTGAATCCATGTGCAAGTTAGTACCAATAGTTAAATATCCCTCAGATGTCTTTGATCCATCTCTATTATATTTAGTAACTTTAATAAAATCATCTATAAAATATTTAAAATGCATCAATTGATCGTCTTTATACCAGCGTAATAATATCATTCTGGAATCAGTAAAATTAATTAATAATCTTTTTCTTCCTCTTATTTCATCTAGTATATTCATACAATTCATTGATATAATCCACTGTTCATATCTTCTAAAACTAATTCCAATTCTCTTAATTCACTTCTTTTCTTTAAGTATTGACTGTGGTATAGATCTTTCAACTTTCTCTTAGTAGCATCAGTATACTTGTTATGATTTGCATTCATTTCATTTCTTGCCTTACATGCTTTGTCGTATACTCTCAATTTTTCAGTTAGTGTCATAATCTCTCTCCATCAAATAAATGATCAATCTATTATAAGTATACTGCATCAAATTTAATTGTCAAGGGTTTTGTTTGATTTTTTTGATTATTATAATTGGCTAATACTTCTTTAAGATATTCTAATGACAATCCAAAGTTGCATGTTTGTGTTTTCATTGAGTGTGATAGACCAACAATTTTTCCATCATAGTTAAATATAGGACTGCCTGATCCTCCTCTATCATTTGAAGCATCTGTTTGAATCAATTGTTTTTCGTTTAAGATGTATTTTCTTGTTATTCTTCCGAAACTAGTCGTATGCCTAAGTAGACCCGGATGTCCCATGATAATAACCTTTTCTCCTACTTCACTATTCAATGCGAATTCTAATGGCTTAGAATCGATAATCTCAGTTACTTTTAAAAGAGCGACATCATTTTCAATATCTTCAAATACCACTACTGACTTATGTAATACAAGATCCGTGGTTTCAACAAATGAAAAGCTGCTATTAGCAACTACATGTTGAGCAGTTAGAAACAATCCTTTACCTACACAAAATCCAGTTCCATAATTAACTACTGTTTCTCCTTCTATAATAGAGTTATTCCAAATAACTACCACAGAACTTTTCTTTTTGACAACTTCTCTTATAGAATCCATTTCAGATTTTTGACATGATACTAAAGAAAATAATAAAACGATTAAAGTAAGAATCTTTTTCATGACACACTCCAGCAAAAAATTAATCAACTCAATTATATTATAATATAATAATACTAATAAGTAAAGTGATATTTTGTAAGTGACTGATTTGACTGATGAATGATTTAATCTAGATATTCTTTGAAAAGGACTTTAAGTACTGCAGAGTCAACTCCGAAGTTAGTTCCGACATTACTTCCTGTTGGAGTCAGTCCATATGATACTATGCCAACTACTTCTCCATCATAATTAAAAATAGGACCTCCAGAATTTCCTGGATTTACTGCTGCATCGACTTGAATGAAATCTCCTATAAACAGATTGTCTTTCTCATACGTTCTTTTTGCTGATATAATTCCGTGTGACCATGAGAACTTAAGTCCAAAAGGATTACCACATACTAGAATCTTTTGACCTGTTCTAGATTCTTCTGCTAATTTAACTTCTTCTATGTCAAGTGTACCAATAGGAATTATTTTTAGAATTGCTACATCTTGCTTTGGATATGTTTTTAATAACTTCAGTGACATTCTATTGCCATCAATAGTAATAAATGTTTGCACAGCTTGATCAATAACGTGATTATTTGTTATTACATATCCTTCGTCATCGTCAACAACAAACCCAGTACCAGTATACTTTTTCTCTACCAACTCACATTTATTAAATGCGGTACAATAGTTAAATAGCCTAGTAACTTCAATGTAACCTACAGACTTGGAGCCGTTCTGAACAACTTCATCAATCTGATCTTGATCCCCAACATACCTCACAGTACAACAACGGACTAATAATCCAGTTGCTAAAATAAGTAATAGTATACTTTTAATTTTCATGTTCTTCCTCCATTGGAAATTGATAACGTTCAATTATATTATAATACATTAATACTAATAAGTAAAGAAGTATTTTATAATGTATTGATTTCACTTAATTATATTTATGATTTGAATAATTAGTTGAGTAGAGCCTTGTCGACTTTGAATACAGTAAGATAATCAGAAAATGTTCCATCGGGCCAAAAAGCTCTATACGTTTGTCCTTCAACGTGCTCTATACGTTCTGCTATTTCTCTTGTACAATGGTAATACAAGTCTGAATCAGATATTACAACTACTTCTGATCCTTCTCCTACTGAATAAACAATTGCCTGAATCTCGTACATAATTTCCTCCCTTATGAACTATCTTTCAACTGATATATTAAAATTTATCTCCTGTGGTGTCTGTATCTTATTTTCTCTATAATATATACTGATATCATATGTATTCTCGTCATAATTCGGTTCCACTGATATGTCAGATTTAAAAAGGATTATTTGATCTGATAAGTAGTTTTTCAATTTGGTGAATATGATATCTTTTATTATTAACGAATTCAGTCTATTTGCTGATCCTTCTAAGAATGTTGGAATAGTTGATCCAAATTCAGGATCATAAGGTCTTTCACCTGGCTGAGTAAACAAAATAAATTCTACTGATTGTTTTATTGCATCAACTCCTGTCTTAATAGCAATTGATCCATCGGATAGTTTTCTAAAATTTAGATCTATGTCACTTCTAATAGTCATGGTATACACATAAAATAGTTTATATTACTATTATTTATTAAATTAATTCTAAATCATATCTATTATTATCTTCGTCTAAAAGTAAGTATTCACTTCCAGTATATGTAACTGTAAGTATTCTTAAGTCGTTATCGATAAAAACAAATACCCTATCTTCATCTTCAAGTATTTCAGTCTCGATTCCATTTAATAGAGCTTTTCTTCCACACAAGTAAAGTTTGTTTTTTAATTCATTTTTTAGTGTACACAATTTAAAATTCATAATAGTCCCTCAACAAATAATCAATCTATTATAAGTATACGGATATTTTTAGAAATGTCAAGAGATATTTTAAATAAGTTTGGTATATGTGTTCACACTACCGCATCTAGTACATTTGTATTCGTATTGAGGCGGACAACTATGAAATGTTATTCCTGTGGGCCTCATTACGTCATAACATATACTGCATGGATAATATGACACTTCTTCTTCTGTTTTGAAGCAATTAGTGCAAGCGTATTTAACTGCTTCAGATAAAGTAACAACTACTTCTGAAAGTTCATTTAATAGTTTTTCAGTAGCTTCAACTCTGTCCATCAAGTCTAATACTAAATCTTCAAGTTCAATTTCTGGTTCACATGTACATCCATCACAAGGACTTCCAGTAGTTTCTTTTTGACAATTTCCAGTATCACATGAACAACCTTCAGACTCTTCCTCGTCTACACCGAAAACAATATAGTTATTTGAATCTTTAATAGAACAAGATATTTCGTGGAATTTTTCTATTAAATCCATATAATCCTCAGTACTACAATCGGAATTCACTTGAAGTGAATTCCATTTACGGAAATTAGATTTTTCTTCTGGTCCACTAAGACCACAATCATCTTTCATGCATAGAGCATAAAAAAGTTTTTCTCCGCTATTTACAATTTCAATATCTTTACTTCCACAACAAGGACATGACTTAATAAATCTAGTGTATCCGTTGCTGTCTACTACTTCTAACATAATTCTTTCCATATTTTTCCTCCTAAACTTGTGGCTTACTAAAATCATAAGAAGAATATTCTGATTTCTCCGATTTGATTTCAATAGTATCAAATTCATTTAAATCTGCTTTCTCTTCTTCTTGTGCTGATATTATTTCAACCTTATAATAATCATTTCCGACATCTGCTAACAACGATTGTTTAATTATTCCAGAGTGTCTGTTTTTCTCGACGAATAAACTTTGTGTTCCATTTGTTCTATGTTCTTCTGTATTGATAATATTAATCCATAGATCACTAGCATCAGGCATTCCTTTTGACTCACCTACATCCATCATATCAGATATACCAGATGCCAACGCTTTATTACCACCTCTATTAGGTTGTACTGCTGTTATTATTGGTATCGATAGTTCTTGTGCTATCGATCTCGTTTCAGTTGTTAGAAAGATTCCTCGTTCCGATGAGTTGTTGTATTTGTGTGTTGGTTCCATCAATGTAAGATAATCAATGAATACAGCACACGGACCAAATCCTTTTCTGATCATTTCAGTAATCTTTCCTTTTACTACTGCTGGAGTAATTGAATATGCTGGATACTCAAGAATATACATTGTTCCCATTGTTTTCGAGTATTCTATTTTCTTTTTCCTGTACAGTTCAACATTATTTCTAACAATATCTTTTATATTGTAATTGTTCTTTTCTAGTCTAACCATATCAGAGAATGATGATACTTTCATCTTAGGTATCTCTAATGTAATATACAGTACATTATTATTCTTTGATTGTATTGTCAAATCATTTGCTAAATTAATCAATAGTCTTGTTTTACCAGAGTGTGTTCCACCCATGAAAACATTGATTGATTCTCTTATCAATCCACCTCCAAGAATTTTATTCAATTCTTCACTGTAGAATTTGAGTCTGTTTTCATCCTCGAGATAATAATCAATCATTCCGTCTATATCATTAACAGAAAGAAAATCATCATTAGAATAAGAAAATGTTTGTAATGTTGACATACCATCATCAATAGATCCGAAGTCAATATCTCCATTCCCAAGAAACATGTCTGTACCGTCTCTCAGAATCAATCCAAATTTCTTTTTCTTCCACCACTTCTCAGTTTCTTCTATATAAGGTGCTAGATTTATATTCTTAAAATAATCCTTATCACATTCTTTAACAATAGCAAGTTTTTGTTTGATTACTTCTACTTCGTTCTTCCAAGGATTATTCATTATTAGAATTTCTATATTATCTTCCGGAAATGTCCCATATTTCATTTCGAAATCATAAGCTATCTTATATATTTCTTTTATATGAATAGAATCAAACATTTCCGGTTTTATTGAATGAAATACTTTCAATCTATACTCTGTATTGTATAGACAAAGTCTCATAATGTTGAGTTCGGATATCATTTTTTATTTCTCCAATTCATCAACGGCAAGCACTGATTTACTAATATGATTGTAAAATTCATCAAGATCAACACTTTTAAGTTTGGCACATGATTTCAATGTTCCGTCTACATCAAAAACAATAAAAGTTGGATCTCCCATTATCATTTCAACTTCCTCGTGACAATTTCTAATTATATCATATTCAATTAATTGATCCGCTCTTACTTCTTCCCATTTGCCTTCATAAAGTAACTCTACTGTTGTTTCTTCATATTCAAATACAAAGTTTATTCCATCTTTTACATAAACATGTGATGTATCACTCAACTTTTCTACAAATGTGTAATTCATACTTGCCTCCATAAATTAATTAACTTCATATCACTATAACATATATTATAGTAAAAGTAAAGCATTATTTTCTAAAAACTATTGAATCGTACATTTCCATCCACAATCCATCAGGGAGATCTTTTATAATTTCTTTCATGAGTTTAACCATTTCTTGTTTCTTCGTAATCTCTTTCCATTCGTCTGATTCACAATATTCTTTAATTTCTGTTATAACTGACATTATTCCGCTCCTTCGATTCCATCAATGAACTTTGTATCTTCTTGTGATTCCAAAAGATACAGCGATTGAAATTTCTTATTAATAAACTCTAGTACTTCTTTTGTAAAAAATTCTGACTTAGGTTTCCCTTTCATCTCTTTTGTTGTAGTCTTAAATCCACACTCAGGAATAGAAAGTTCTGTTCCATGTGGTCCCATTCGTTTCTTTTGTAATAGATCATGATTCTCTAGAAATTCAAATAGACCTGAATATCTGTCCATACCTACTTTGAAAAGAATTTGAAATTCGATCTTTGATATATCAGAAGCAATAAACCTTGACTTAGTAGGAATTGCTTTTACAGTGATTCCTGATTGTATTCCTGTATCTTCATCCTTAAATCTTTTCTTCATGAGTCTGATTTTAACATCTGGACAAAACATAACACCTTTTCCGCCTGATGTAATATGCTTATCAGTTTCTTTAACGTACTTCTGACTTGCTTTCATAATATCAAGATAAAGATGGTTAGTGTAAATGAAAGGAATTTTCATCTTAGCAAGATCCATAGAAATAAGATTAAAGTAAGCAGCAATTTTAGCTTGCTTTGACATTACTTTTGATTCATCTCCTTTAATAGCTTTTTCCAATTCCACTCGAGAAGTTAACATTCCAAGACTATCTAAAGAATACATTAGATTAATCTCCGGTGTCTCTTCTTTAATCGCTTTAAACTCTTTCATTAAATTTGCTGATTCTGTAATCAATTCTTCTAAGTGAACAACCGGTGCCACAACAAATCTTTGATTCTCTTCTTCTGTTAGATGTGGTCTGATTTTTTCCTGTAAAATTGACTTCTCAGATTCATGTAACCATACATAGTTATTTTTAGAAGTTTTTACAAAATTAAATAATACTGCCATTGCTAGATAAGATTTGCCTGTTCCAGTTTCTCCTGACAATTCAAATACTTTTCCTGCCGGCATTCCTCTGAACATGTCACCTGATAGTAACATATTCATCATATAACTACCAGTATCATAGTAATCGGTAATGTCATATACATCGCAGTCTAAAATTGCTGCCGCATATTTATTTCCCGATGCTTTTATCAATCTATTTAAAATAGAGTTTCCTTTCTTTGCCAATTTATCCTCCTTTAATTGTTTTACTGATTGGTTTACTAATAGGCATTTCAATAATCTTTGCAGTGCTTATAAAATTTACTCCGAATACAATAATAAGTGCTATTATTGCTCCTGATATAAACAACTCAACAATTTTTGAATCTTCTTCCATCACTTCTTTTTCCCTTTTATCTTTCAGAATTATACCAAGTTTAAACTCTTCATAGCCTTTTAAAAAATCATCCATTTTTTCTTTGGTGTCATACTTATTTTTAAGGTATTTTCTAAATTTCACTTAGTTACTTCCACTGTTAATTGATCGACAACAATATATTTTCCATCTACTTCTTTTAATATGACTTCTCCGTACATGAGCATATCATAGTCTAATTTTTGTCTTTCTTCACTACTTAATTTACTAAGTATAGAATAATAATCTTCTTTGATCATGATTCTTTCTTTTTGATTTCTTTTAATAATTCTTTTAGGAGGTCCTCGATTGCAGATAAGCGATAATTAATGTCTGTGATTTCTCTTGTGTAATCTCTCATTTTGTTTCCTCTCTATAAGTTAATCAATGATCTATGCGTTACTATTAGTTTTATGTTTTCTCTTGTCTGACGAAGTATTAGAACAGTCAGAATCGATTTTAAAACCAATACTCTATTACTATATCACATATTTATTTAATAAATCAGTAATCTATTAATATAATACTATACTTTTCTGGAAATGTCAAGAGTTTTTTGTGAAAACATATTTAATATTTCCAGCATCAAATATTCTTCTATACTTATTATCTATCATATTTTCGTATTCTGTCTTGCTCTCATCGAATATAGGAAGTGTATCTTTCAACTTGTGTTTTTGGTATTTTATTCTACTTTCTAAAACTAAAGTAGAATCTTTAAAATAGAAGTAATTTGGTTTTGATATACGACTAAATTTGAATCCATTCTTTTCATATCCATGTCCATCAAAGTATCTTAAGTCACAGAACGTTATAATATTACTGGAAACTGTTCTCGTGAAATGTTTAATAAATTTACTAAACGATCCAACTACACTTGTATTCATCTTATTACAAAATCTAGTCAATTCGAAATTATCATCCTTACTATATCTATTCTTTTTAAATCCGCATACAGATACTAACTCATCATTATAAAATAATCCATATCTATACTTGGAGTTGACATTGCCTTGCATATGATTAATTTCTAAAAAATTATCAAACTCTTTATGTGATATATCTTTTAATATACATTTTCTAGTGTATATTTTATTGCTATTAAGTTTCAATGAATTTTTTATTATTGATTCTACTATATCTCTTTTTAAAATCCACTCGCTACTAAACACTTGTATAATCCTTATACCAATTTCATTAAAAAACTTGTACTTGTCATAGTGATAAATTTTTCCTCCTACTTTTCTCGTATTAAGTTTGCTCTCACTATGATAATAAATTCCGTGATGTTCTATTCCTATATTGTATTCAGGTAGAAATATATCAATTTCTCTTACTTTTCCATTGACAGAAAATCTTTTGTTCATTTCAATATTATGAATTCCGTTATTGTTAAGAAATTCTTTTATTTCGTGTTCTGCTATAGATTTTCCTCCATGATTCATGCAAAATATTTCTTTTGCTTGTATAGAATTAGTTTCTATTATATTATCGCATACATCACATTTATATCTTTTTGTATCCTCTTCTGAAAAGTTTAGATAATCATCTCTATTAAATAATGGAGTAATTTTTTTATCTATTAACATATCAACATGTTTTTCCCAATTTGTCTCCCTAATACTATAAGCAGCTTTTTTTCTATTTTTTTCTAGTAGCAATGTATTAGTTACTCCGTGTTCTTTTAGATTAGTTTGTATGCGTTTATCAACTATCTCTTTCTTTTCCTCTTCAGTCTTGTTATTATATGTATCAGCAGCTCTTTCATATATTTCTTTCTTTTCCTCATCAGTCTTATTATTCCATGTATTACGTGTTTTATCTTTAAACTCTATTGTTTTTGAGTAATGATCCACTCCATGCCTTTCTTCATTTGTTTCAGCCATCTTATCATATTTTTCTTGTGACTTGTTTTGACACTCTGTAGAACAGTATTTTTTATATCCCATGTGTATATTAATAAAATCTAAATCATTGCCACAATAACATTTTGGATGTTCTATTATACTTTCACAATAAACATAATATAATTCTTGTAATGAATCTATTTTGATTGATGTATTTTCGATTAAGTAGTTATGTAATTCATTAGGCGTTTTTTCTAATATACTATTATAGGTGTAATTATGTTTTTCTATCATTGTGATTAAAAAACTATACTGTCTATTTAATAGTGTTTTTTCATAGTTTGTTTCATCTGAGTAATATTCTTTATGTGATTTGTTTCTAATGTTTTTAGATTCTTCTGAATTGCCTGTACATTGAACTGAGCAATATTTTCCATAACCTTTATTAATTGATCTAAATGATCTTAATTTATCGTTACATACAGGACAAATCATTGAAGTACTTATATCATTAAGTATATGATATATTCTTTCTTGTGGTTTCGGATCATATGAATCTAGAAATGATGTTGCTTCTATTATATCATCCATTATAGATTTGAAATTGAATTTTTTGAATTTTCCTTTAGTTACTTCTAGAATTTCTATTATATTTTCTTTCAAACTCATGACTAATCCTCCCACACAATATAATCAACTCTAATTATATTATACTGAATATTTATGAAAAGTCAATAAAAAAGGGACTCCGAAGAGTCCCTAAGTATTATCTATGATCTAGTTAGAATTATGCTGGAAGATTAGAGATGCTAATTTTTCTAAAGAAATCATTTCCGCCATTCTTAGTTGCGAAAGGGTGCAATTTTGTAGCGAATGAACTAGTAAAGAATTTTCTAGGTTGTCCATCATCTTCGCCAACTGTTTTGATTGAACTTACTGGAAGGTAAGGACAGAAGAAAGCGCCTGCACGGAGTTCACTATCAGCTGCTCCAGCAAAATCTTTGTATCCCATGTTTACTATGTCGCCTGTTTCCCAAATGTCAACATAAACTCTATAACGTCCAAGAAGGATTCCTACGAAAGGATTTCTTGAAGGATCAGCCATTCCACCTGGAAGACCAGCTTTATCAATATATCCATGTGCATCAAGGCTAGCCCATACGTTTGGAGAGATGATAAGATAGTTACCAAGACCCATTTTTGAAGCTGAAAGAATATCAGCTGAACGTCTGTTAATACTAGCAAGAAGATTTTTATATCTTTCAAGTTCCCAACGACCGTCTTGTGCATCATAATCAAAACTAGTAACTCCACCAGCTGTTGCCCATGTGTTAACATCATTCATTGCACGAGCATTAAGTGTAAGAGCATAAGCCATTGCACCAGCTTCGTCTGTAGCTGCGTCGCCATTGATTCCGTGATAGTCACGAAGTCTATTGATTACTTCCCATGTGTATCTCATCTTAAGCTTGTGATATTCAGCTTCAACTGTTTCTTTTCCGATACCAAGTTCGATTTCTCTCATACCAGTACTTGCTGCTTCTGCATTAGCAATTGAAGAAAATTTCATGTAATCTCTGAAAATTTTCTTTGCTACTTCTGATTCTTCTACTGCTACTGCTGTAGTTGCTTCAGCAGTGAAAGAAGCTGCATTGTCAAGTGAATCGCCATTAGCGAAAGATCCAGAAACGATCTCTACAAGAAGTTTATTGTCTTCAACTATTCTTACTGTACCAACACCAGCGTCGCCAGTAGAAGAAATACCGCCACCAACTGTGAAACCAGTTGAACTAGCAACGATGATAACTTTTGAGTCAGCAGGTTTTACAGAATTAGCTCCGTCATTGGTATAGAAATTTTGCATATAGAAAAATACACCAGTATCAGCTTGGAGTGGTTGGTTACCGAAAATCTCAGTTCCGATTACAGCAGGCATTCCCCTAGTGATCATTTTCATGATGTTTTTGTCCATTGTTGCCACGTCAGCAGCTGAAGTTGCTTCACTAACTACTGATTTTTCTTTTGAAAAAGATTTTCCATACTTCATTTGATTTTCAAGCATGAAAGCTATAGTAACTCTTTTTGAAGCAGGCACATTAGCTTCGTCTAAAACTGTTTGATATTTTTTAACAATTTCATTCTCATTTACTTTCTCAAGTAAATTTTTTTCGTATTCGTTCATTTTTTCTTACTCCTATTTAGTTTTGTTTTACTCTATTATTTATATTATTACTATTTACCGTTAAATAAGTTCATTATATATTCTTCTTCAGGTGAATTGTATTTTGGTGTCTCTTCTACCAATTCACTGATTATTTTATCAAGTTGTTCTTTGAAGTTATCAATAGTTTCGAATTCGATTCCTTCTACTAACTCTTCTACTCTTAATTTATCTGTCTCAACTAATCCGTCTACAGATTCACTGATTATCTTTTCAACTTGTTCTTTAATGTCTTCTTTTACTTCTTCTGTCTCATCGTCTTCATTTACAAATACAAATTTATCATCTTCACTCTCGACGCCTTCATTTACTTTTTCAACTATATTACTTATCATTTCTTCGTATTCGTCACTTTCAGCCAATTTTTCTGAAACTTCGTTGAACCACTTAACAAATTCTCCCTCGCTAATCTCTTCTTCTCTATATTTTTTAATAGCGCCCTCGATTTCTTCTTCAGTAACTTCTTCGCTAGATTCTTTTTTAACTTTTTTCTTAGCGTCTTTTTCATCTTCTTCTTCGTCCTCTTCGTCTTCGTCGTCATCTTTCTTTTTAGCTTCTTCGACTTTTTCTTCAGTTTCTTCTTCGACTTTTTCTTCGTCTTTCTTGGTAACTGCTTCAGATAAAGCAACAACTACTTCAGATAGTTCATTTAATTTTTTCATTACATCAGCAATAGAAAGATTTTCTTCAGCTTCTCTTACTTCTTCTTCACATTCATTAAGACCGTCCACATATCCCTTAAGATAGTCTTCGTGTTTATCTTCGAAAGATTCTTTAATTGTTTTTGCTTCAAAATCTTTTACTGCTTCAGCAAATCCAATATGAAATTGTTTACTCATTTGTTTTTCTCCACTATTTTTGTTTTCTTTATTACTATTTATATTTTCTTCTTTTATTGTATTTGAATAATCTTGTATTTCACTAATAACTTTCATAAAGTCTGAAATTTCTTTGCTTATCTTTTTTGCTTTAGGATCGGATTTCTTTTTTAGAAACTCGGCGAGTCTACGAAGTATTATAGCCGATTCATTAGCAACCTTTCTTATCTTGTTTCCAATTTCGCCTTCATCCACTTCTTCTTCTTTTTCTTTTACTTCATCAGTTTCATCATTAGTTTCTTCAACAACTTCTTCTTCTTTTTCTTTTACTTCATCAGTTTCATCATTAGTTTCTTCTTCTTTTTTTAGTCCAAATGCATTCTCTTTACATTTTTCACAAAAAGTTTCTACAACAGAAGAATATGTTTCATCATCTTCTATTAATTCTTTTACATTCTCTTCTAACCATTCTTGTATGTTACTCTCATTATATTCATTTGAACATTCTTTAAGAATACCTATAAAGTTTTTCAGTTTTTCCTCATTCAGAGGAAGATCCTTTAAAATATCCGCAATTTTCATTCTATTACCCTCTTATACTGTTTAATATGTTATTCCACTGCTTAATGACTTCCTCATCAATGTTAGCGGACTGTGTTTTATTAATTTCTTTTTGAATATTAAATATTAGTTCAGCATCAAATAATTTTGTAATATCTTTATCATTTTCCATTATTTGCTCAAGAACTGCTTTTGGAATTGCTCCGGGTGCACTTGGATGTGATACTACGTCAGCAGGTGTTATGATTCTGAAATTATTGACTACTGAAAAAGTTTTCTTTGATTCTCTCATTCTAGATAGTTCACCAAGACCTCTACTAGACACTCCAAAAGGTATTCCGTGTTTGATAAAAGAATTGATTAAAAGATTTCCCCATATATTGTCGAAAATAAGTGCTTCGCCAACAACATCATCTCCTTCCATTGTGAGTGGCTTATTAAAAAATATACAAGCTTTTGACATATTCATAGATGAACCTTCTGGATGATCAAGTTCCCCGAAACCAGCTCTATTGGAAATAATGTCTCTATTATATCTCTCAATCTCTTTCAACATCTCATGTCGCTTATACATTCTACCATTTCTATTAACAGTTTCGGATTGCATGAATACTCCTTTCAACTTATATTGAAGTGTTTCTTCTGTGCCTTCACCTTCTTTTATTATCTCGTAATTATCTATCGATTCTTTTAATTCAATCATTTCTATCTCTTATAATATAATTAATATATAATTATTTATTCTTTATGAAATTCGTGTCCCAATTAATAATAGTTCTACCACCAATTGATTTATCAAGCTTTACTTTAGGAATTCCGTTTCTCTGTATAATTGTTCCTGATATCTCAATTTCTTGTCCAATTGAACTAGTAGCGTACTTTTTTACTTTGTCTCCGTACTTGAGACCATTCTTTTTCATAAGTCTTTCTGAAGAGTTTTTCCACTTCAAGAAAGACCATACTATTCCGCCTACAACTATATATTTAAATATAGACATCTCACTTAATATATATTTACCATCTTCTTTTATTAGTCTCATATTATTCCTCATCATCTTCGTCAGTATCAGCAGGAATTATTCCACTTTTTATTTCTTGTTGTCGTTGCTTATCATATTTAGCTATTTGTTCATCGGTCTGTTTAAGTACTTTCTTTCTAAACCATTCAACTGAAAAGTATTTATGTGCTAGTTCTTCTGCTTGCATTCCGGAATTTTCTATTATAGATTGTATTGTTGAAGATTCTCTTGCTTGCTCATAGATGGATTCATTTCTCCAAACAAATCTGATATCATCTTCAACTGCATCATAATCTTCTTTTTTGATTCTACCCGTTAATATTCCTTCGAGTTCAATTAATTTCATGAATAGTACGTGCATGCCTCTTTTTCTAAGCTTTTTAATGAACTTGAAAAAGTTTAATTCGTCTCTGTTTATTTCCTCTGTTCTAGATCCTATGAAAGTTGTGTTTTCTGGTTCAAGTCTAGAAACAGGAACATTAAGTGCTTTATACATTTCTTTTTGAAAGTATATTATAGGATCTATATTATCAAATCCCTGTGAACTACCACCAATTGTATCTATTTCATGTCCGCCGCCTTGGGTGTTTCTCTTAGCGATAAAGAAATTCTCTTGCATTGACATTAAAAGTGATTGGCTTTTGGTTTCTCCTGTAATAGGATCAACTGAAAATCTACTTCTAAACTGTTCTCTAGCTTTTCTCATATATTCAGTTGCTTTACTATCTGACATACCAGAAGTATCCAATTTGAATAGCCATCTCTCAGGTGCTCTAATGAATCTATGAATAACTAATGAATTTTCCATCATCTGAAGTTGATTGATAGGTTTTATTGCTTTATTAATATATGATATTACGGCTCCTGTTTCAGCGTCATGTAGGCCGGATGTTATATAGATAACATTTTTGAAAGGAATCTCCATAGGCTCCTTATTACATCCGTTTTCATCTTTCTCACCTGTTTGATAGTCATAACGTAATTTTTTATTTTCTCTAACTAGAGTCAATCGGAGTGGATCAAGTATTCTAATATCTTTAATTCCATCCTCTTTCGATGAATCCACGTATACATACAATCTTCCATCTACATACCATCTTTCGAAATACTGGTCACCGTGTAGATCAAATTTTAATTTTGAGTAAATTTTAGAAAAGATTTCTGGAAGGATTTTTTCTTTTAGTCCTTTTGCTACACTAGGAGATCCCATAAAATCTATTCTTTCTGTATGAATAGCACATGAATCTTCTTCATCAACTACTATAGCTTCATTTGTGATATCTTGAATAGCTTCATCAACTTTTGATATAGCGGCATATTTTCTATATGTCTTTACAAGATTTTTTTCATTTTCAAGTATACACTCGGGATTGTCTTTTCCTGTATATATACCAGAGAAGAATCCGCCAGTAACATTATTATCTTTATCGATTATTACCTGGTCAAAATTCCCTTTGTCAATCGCCTTTGTTATTTTATTTTCATGTAAAAGCATGTTAAACCCTTTTATTTTTTATACTATTCTTATTTATATTATCTCAATGGACCCCAAGGATTGTTTTTATACTTGGCGTACTGTTCATTTACATACTGATATGTTGCTGATGGAGACATCTTTTTAAATCTTGGTAGCACAACATTTACTGCATTATCCCACTCAGAAAATTTTATCTTTATCATCTTCCCTTTAATTCTATTTAATAGATATGATCTATAAGCTACCTTTATCTTACTACCAGCAGATTTCTGTTGTTGTGAATATACAGCATTAATATATTTTCCCACCCATCCATTGATAACTGTTGGAGGTATATCATCTAGTGTATCAGGGTCATATCCAGCCCTAACAGCGTTTTTCTTTATTACGAATAGTATTTCTTGCATAAACACTTTTCGATTGGCTGGGCTTAAATAGTGAATGTTCAGTCCTTGTATTTTTGGTCCTGATCCATGAGCAGCGCCTGTCATACTAATAGGGAAGAATAATGGTAGCTGATCGTATACAGGAAGAGTGTCTTTGTATAGAGGATCTGGATAAAGCGTCATATACAAGTTGAAATTATACATCTTGGAAGATATATCTTTAAGATCGGTTATATTTCCTGATTTTTTCTTTTCTTTCTCAGTCTCTCTTTTTTTAGAGAAAAGATCTTTAGCTCTACCAAAGAACCACTTTGCCGCTTTGCGTAATTGTCCTTCTGTTAATGTCATTATTTAATCCCTAACTCGTCTAAAGTCCATAATTTAAAATTCATGTAATTTCTACTACAATTGTTTGTATCATCAGTTAATATCAAAAAAGTAAGATTGTTTTTCTTAGCATATATGTTAGCATACTTCCATTTTGATAGATTAACCAAGTAAGTATTCATTTGTGTTGCGTATGATTGTTTTCTTTTAGCTGTTAGTACGCCGTTTTTAGTTGGCTTCAATTCTGGTCTTCTCGTCTGAGCAAAAGGTTTAACCTCTACTATGAATTGTTTTCCCTTATCTGTCTTGAACCAAAAATCCATAAAATATCTATGATACTTATTATCTTTTGGACTAACATACTGTATTACTACTTCTTCCATGTTAAGAGCAACAACTTCTTTTTTGTTAATTAGATATTTAAAGAATCTTTTTTCCCATCCAGACCTATAAATTATTTTGGAGGCATCGCCAACATATTTTTTTATATGGTCTTCGTGGAATAGTTTGATGTATCCTTGCTGATATTTTGGTTTTGATCTTGACATGTAATCTATAAAGTAGTTAATATAGTATTATTTATTAATATTTATTTAGGAAGTCTATACATTGTATCTGATATTTCATAATCTTTGTTTTTGCCTTTATTTTCGACAAACCCAAATGACTTATAAAATTTTATAAGCTTCGGAACACTTCCACCAAAATCTTTAGACGGAGTCAATGTTACTATTTTATTAACTGAATCAGCATATTTTATTATTTCTTTCATAATTTTAGACCCTATACCTGTTCCTCTTGCTTCTTTTGGAACAACTATTTTGCTTAGTTCTATGTTATTAGAATCAATTAATATAAGATCTGCTCCAAGATTTTTAGCAAATTTTTCTATTTTCTTTGACTCACTGCTCTCCATTATAGAATATATTCCATTTTCTTTTATTATTTTAATCATGATTACCTCAATTTAAATTTCTTGTAATTTTTTGATATAAAATCGGTGAATTCATCTTGTTTCTCTATGGCATGGTCTTTTGATTTGCCTATACTTTTATTATAAAGTGTTTTCATCTGAGCAATGAAATCCATAAAGTCCCAGTTAGTAGGCTTCTTTGCTACTTTTTTATAGTAAGTATATCTTTCATTTTCTTTCTCTGTTAATGGTAGATCTTTTATCGACCATTTCCCGTTTTCTTTTATTATTTTATTCATATCATTCTCCTTTTATATTAATTCGTATAATCCTTTTTCTCTTACTAATACGACCTGTTGATCATATTTAAAATCATTTGTTATAGTTGATACTATTCGCCACACTAACCATTTACCTGAATAAAAACTAAGTTCTTCTGAATCAGGCCTAGAGTATAGATTTATTCCTATTAGGTCTCCGACCATCAAGTCTGAAACACCATATCTGATATTTGCTTCCATAAAATCCATTAAGGTATAGTCTTCACAGTATTTCGAATTCTTGTTTAGTTTTTTATTGATTAAATTTGTTTCATCTACTTCAAATTTCTGTTTAGTTGAAAAATTATCTGATAGTTTTTTATCTGTCTCTGTGAAAGTTTTATTGTACGTATCAAAATCATATAATTTATATCCGTTCTGACCGTCTCTATAATGAACATCAAAGAAATCATATGTATCGGATTTCTTAATATCAGTTAATACAAACAAGTCTGACTTACCATCTTCTCTATTTAAAGGATTGATGGTGAATTGATAATAGTCTTTCTGACTAAGCATATCAATCAGACTGTCGAAAATAAGTGTATCGTCCCTCTGGTATAGGACACATGGTTTATCGCCTTTATACGCTATTTCTTGAAGTAATTTGAGTGATGATTTATTCATATTGAAATGATTAATAGTGGTTGTGTCAAATTGATTCAATACTGTAACATCAACACCATGGAAATCACATATATCTTGTACTATTTGATTTCTAGTCATACTCTCGAGATACATCTTGTTATATCTCTTGGTTAGAAATGTTTTATAGTTCTCAGAAGCAAATTCCATCAATATAGCTCTAACTTGATTTTCTTGAGTATCCTTTGTAAAAGCGATTCTGGTTATATCAAATGTAATGTCCCTTATTGTGCTTTCGCCTGATGAATACACTACACGAAGTTTTTCTCTTCCTTTGAAAGGAAACTTTTCTCTGAATGAATATTCTTCTGTTAATTGGATACTTCCTGTAATGAAAGTATCTCCTATATGTTCCACTAATTTTATACTTTTAAATATCTTTGTTATATCTACAGCAATATTTTCATAGTTAATTAGTTCTACAGTGGTTATATCTACAGTGGTTAGACCTACATTACGACTTGCCATTGAATTCCTCTAATGCTTTTTTATCAATTGGTTCGATTTCAACGTTCTTCTTTGTTTTTGTAGTTGATTTCTTTGAATTTACTCCTAGTATTTTTTCAGTTGGATAATCAAGTTCAGTAATAGAAAGTGAAAGAGACATGAACGGCATGCCTGATTCCATTGCTTTGAATTCGTTTCCATCTCCACCAAAACCAACGGATGCTGAAACACCACATTTTTCATAAATCAAGTATGGATCAGTCATTGGAAAAGAATAGAATTCTATCTCCCATGTAGGTGGCGGTCCTATTACTAGAGTTTCATATGTTCCTACACTAGTTTTCCTGAATATTGATATTATATCTGATAATACTTTTTCATCTTCTTCTGATTCAGGCTTAAGAAATTCCCATGCTATATCAAAAGTTCTTCTTTCATGTCCAGCAAATAATAGTTTTTCATGTGGATTATCTATAGCTGATCCTAAAAATCCTGCTTTATATGCTAATACTAATTCTTGTGGTAAAATAGTAGATGCTATACCTGATAATGCCTTGGCTCCTTTCCACGTAAGATAGTTAGTCCATCCACCGGCAAGAGCACCAGCGCCTTCAACACCCTGCCAATTAGCAGTCAATGTATCTACAGTGGGCCGTATAGGTAGAATTATACAATCGAGTGGAACTGATACAGGTACTTCCTCGACTTTACCTGCTTCGCTTTTAGAAGATGAATTTTCATTTTTCTTTATATCTTCTAGTGTAGGTATTTTAAATTTGCTTGCTTTTGGTGTAAATTTTACAAATGATGCGAAATCAGCGTCTTCATTTATATAATTCTTTAATTTAAGTGGAAATACTAGAGCTTTATTATCTGAAGTAGTTTCAAATATTTCTTTTAATTTTTGTGGTGTCCATTTTTCTTTTGCCATATTAAAATAATTGAATAGTTTATATTACTATTATTTATTATTTTAATTGATTAGCCTCATTAAAATCTTGTATGAATTTTTTGACATCTATTTTTTCCTGAATTGTCCATTTTGATTTCAGTGCGTATGACAACTTGAATACAAATGGATTTTCTTCGGAGATAGTTAGTCCATATGAACTTAATATATCATTTTTATTTAATATTTTTAATAGTCCCCACTCCTCTAGTAATTTTGCTATATGGTTTCTTCTCTCTAGGTCCCCATCTACCCAGTTTACTTCATTTCCTCTAAGTGAGTATATGTCTTTAAAATGTAATACATAATACTTACCATTCATTTCAATTACATGACATGTCTGATATAATGTTTTCTTACTTGAGTCAGCTATACCCAATCTACTAATAGTTTCCCTTACAACTTGGACCGGCTTAATTAATTCAACTTCAATCAAATTCCTAAAACTCATGACATCCTCCATTTATCCTTCAGAACTTATTAGGTTCTATTGGGTGACCATTTGTCACCATTAATTTTAAAACTTACTGCTGACGGCATATTTTTAAGTAAACTTCCACATTTTTTACAAACCTGGGCGTCTCTCTGATCAACCGGACATAAAATTGCTTCTTCATGTGGGCAGTGTGTACATTTCATGGAATACATTGGCATTCTAGCTCTCCTTAATCTTTTCTAATGTTTTTAAAAATATCTTCTTGAAAATTTCCTTTTCATTGTCTTCATCGAACTGTATAGATTCGAGATAATTATCTATTATTTTATCCTCGCTTAAGTCAGTTTTTAATTCAATATCATCTATATCTACACTACTAGTTGTTATAGTACTTTTATGTGGCTCTAAGTCATTTATTTTATTGATACATTCATTGATAAAAGATTTATCAATTGAATTGATCTTTACTTTTATTATTCTATTTTTTATTCCTTTTACGCATTCATCTATATTACTATCTTCATTTATTGTTATTATTTTGAATATATCAGCTTTGTTTTCAACGAATTCTATTTGTCCGCTTTCATCATCAAACACATGAAATCCTTTCTTAACCAACTCCCCAAAAGACTTTTGATATGGATTGCCAACGTACAACACATTATCTCTCTCAGCTCTATTGTGAAAATGTCCTGAGAATACTTTTTGATAATTTTGATAGTCAGATTTGTAAAGTTGATCGGAAACAGGAATATCAAATCCGGATAAGCTTAAGTGAGAAAACAAATAATTATTTTTATTGTTATTTTCAGAAACAAATTTTGTAATCATTTCTCTATTGTTACTATCAATCCACGGAATAAAACATAAGTTACCTATCTTGAGTGGATCTGTATCAACTAATGTATATCTATCGTCTGTATATATTATTTTAAGTGAATTTACTGTACCAGAAGTTTTGTAGTATGTATCGTGATTGCCTCGTATTACAACGTACCTATCAACACAATCAAGTAATTCTCTGTGTTTGTCTCTAAATAGATTCAACAGTTTAATATCAGCAATTCTTCTCTTATCTAATGTGTCTCCACAATCAATAACTGAGTCAATATTATTCTTCTTGACATAGTTTATGATAGAGTCCATCAATTTCAACTGATAATTTATAAAATAATCATTGTTATGATGATGCCAATCCGAAATTATCAAATTTTTCATAATTCACAACTCCTAAATTTTCTTGCATATATCGAACGTTCGTATACAACTCCACACAACAACAATGTTTGTACATTGGAACTAGTCAAATCAAAAGCCTGTTGAATTATATCAACGAATAAGTCGCTACTATCAGGATACAACAATACTTTTTTAATTTCGTTCTCGTTATCTCCTAATAGAGATTGTGCTGCGCATACAATTTGTAATGATGTGTTTAGTTCTTTTGATAATTTGTTTAGCATGATAGTCTCCAACAATTAAATTAATCATCATGTTAATATTATATGTTATTTTTTGGAGAAAGTAAAGGATAAAATGATTATTTTTTGATTTTATATGTAACTCGTTGAGAATGTTCTTCTTTTTTGCCATTATTAAATGCTGAAAGTGGTCTGTAAAAACCAACAACTCTTAAATATACCTCAGTTTCTTTATTACAAGTAGGACAATTATGAAATTCTCCTTGAATATATCCGTGGTCTGAACAAATGCTGAAAATAGGAGTCCATGATATATAAGGCATTTCGTAGTTTTCACATATTTTCTTAATAGTCATCTTTACCATATCAGAATCAATTCCTAATTCATTGTTATAAAGATGAATTACTGTTCCGCCTGTATATTTTGTTTGTAGACTATCTTGATGTTCGATAGTATCAAAAATATCATTTGAGTAATTAACAGGAAGTTGACTAGAATTTGTATAGTATGGTTCATCGTCTCCTGAAGTAATAATGTCAGAATATCTTTCCTTATCTATTTTGGCAAGTCTATATGATGTTCCTTCCGCTGGAGTTGCTTCAAGATTATAAAGATTTCCTGTTTCTTCTTGGTAGTCTTGCATCTTATTTCGCATAAAGTCGAGAACTTCTTCAATAAACTTCTTTCCGTTCTTAGTCTCAATTCCTTCTCCTAGAAAATTCAAACAGCATTCATGTGATCCAATAAGACCAATGGTAGAAAAATGATTTGAATAATACTTTCCAGTAACTTCTTTTGTTTGTCTCAAGAAGAATTTAGAATAAGGATATAGATCATTTTCCATCCACTGCTCGACGAAAGTTCTTTTTACTTCAAGACTTTTCTTTGCTACATCCATATTTCTTTCAAGTAGATTAAAGAAGTGTTTTCTGTTTTTTGATTTATAGGCGATTTTAGGCAAATTAAGTGTAACTACACCTATGCTACCTGTTAATGGATTTGCACCGAATAAACCGCCACCACGCTTCCTCAGTTCCCTATTATCCAAGCGAAGTCTACAACACATACTTCTAGCATCATCGGGTGACATCGTGCTGTTTATGTAATTCGAAAAATAAGGAATGCCATACTTAGCAGTTACTTCAAATAACTTATTAGCAACCGGTCTATTCCAATCAAAATTCTTAGTTATATTATATGTAGGAATAGGAAAAGAAAATAATCTACCTTTCTTGTCACCTT